GAGCGCCTCGAGGCGATGCTGCGCCCGGTGGCCGAGCGCGCCGCCCCCGAGCATGCCACCCAGACCCTGATCCACCTGCTCAAGCTGCAGGCCTGGTCGCACGAGCAGTGCGCCGGTTTTGCGCGGAGCGAGGAGAAGCCCGATGAGACCCGGGTCTGGCTGATGTGCGCGCGCGCCATCCGCGCCCGCGTCATCGAGCTGCACCGATCGACATGAGCGACCTGCTCGACCGCTCGCTGACCATCGCCACCGAGCACGCCGGCTGGGCCGCCTGCCACGGGCAGACGCCGGCGCTGATCTACGAGGCGCTCGACGCGCGGCTGCCGCGGGGCGCCCGCCTGAGCTGGGATGACGTCATCGCCGAGCTCGCCCGGCGCTGGCGCCTGCTGCCGCGGACACCATGACCCGCGCCGCGCACCTGGCCTGGGCCAAGGCCCGCGCGCTCGAATACGTCGAGGCCGGCAAATGCGCCGATGCCGTCGCCTCGCTGCTGAGCGACCTCGGCAAGCACGAGGAGACGCGCAGCCTCGACCTCATGCGCGAGGCGGTGAGGGTCGGGCAGAGCAAGGACCCGGAGCGAGTGCGCCGCTGGATCGAGGCGGTTGGCTGATGGCTGAGCGGGTCGAGCGCGTCTACGCCTGGCTGATGACCGATGCCGAGGGCAATGAGAGCGTCCCGGCGGTGGCCTTCCCCGACGGCACGGTCGGACCACTGATCGGCACCCAGCGGGCGAGCCTGGAGATCTATCGCGACATCGCCCGCGAGATCCAGCGCCACAGCGGCCACCCTGTGCGCTTTGTCTGTTTCGAGTCGCGGGTTGATCTCGAGAGGCTGAGCGATGCCTAGAGCCCGGCACGTCACGGTCGCCGCCGCGGCCGCGGAGCACGGCGTCAGCGAGCGCACGATGCTGGCGCGGATCCGCGAGGCCGGGATCCGCCCGCGCCGCGTCGGCCGCGCCGCGGTGCTGACCGAGAGCGAGCTCGAGCAGGTCCTCGATATGACGCGCGAGCGCTCCCCGGCATTGCCGCCGCCCTCATCGGCAGCCGGCCGCGCCGCCGAGGCGGTGCGCGCGCAGCGCCGGCGCGAGAGCCGGCGCCAGATCGCCCGCGCCCGCACCAGCAACATCGTCGATCTGCCGAGCCGCTGATGCTGGTCGCCTGGCAATACGGTCTGCTGCCGCCGCTGAGCGACGGCGAATATGCCTGGGCTGCCGATTGCGAGTACCAGATGGAGCGGCAGATCGATCTGTGGAACCGGCTCGTCGCGATCGAGCAGCAGCGCCGCGCCGCCGAGCGCTCCGCACTGATCGCCGGCAACCTCGAGCTGACCGTGCTGTGGGACGAATTCGACCGGGTGCTGACCGAGCTCGAGGCACTGCCGCGGCGCGAGCAGCGGCGGGTCGAGTTGAGCCGGCGCCGCCACGAATTGTGGGTCGGGCTGAAGCCGCTGCAGAAGGCCGCACGCGAGGCGCACGGGGATGAGCTGCGCCATATCGCCGACGAGCGCTATGCCGCGGTGACCGAGGCGCGCAACGCCTCGGGGCTATGGTGGGGCAATTACAACGCCGTGTGCGCCGCCTTCGACGTCGCCCTCGGGCGGCTGGAACCCGGCGACCGGCTGCGCCCGCGGCGGTGGTATGGCGCGGGCCGGCTGACCAACCAGATCCAGGGCGGCATCACCGCCGCGGTACTGCAGCAGCGCGGCCACGTCCAGGTCAGCATCGAGCCGATGCCGCCGGGCCACCCGGCCCTGCGCCGGGGTGCCGGTGCCAACCGCCGCGCCCGGCGCGAGGACGGCTGGGTGCGCCAACTGAAATTGCTGGTCGCCACGGTCTACAGCGCCGGGCGCGGCACCCGGCGCCTCGCCGCCTGGCCGCTCGTGCTGCACCGCGATTTCCCGCCCGCGGCGGTGGTCAAGTCGGTGGCGATCCACCGCCGCCGGATCAACCGCGCCGGACCCCTCGAGGGCACCCGCGGCAACCCCTTCGACTGGCGCTGGACCGTTACGTTCTCGTGCGAGGTCGACGAGATCGCGCCGAGCCCCTCACTGCTCGCCTGCGGCATCGATATCGGCTGGCGCAAGCTCGAGAGCGGCATTCGCGTCGCGACGATCGCGTCGGATGCCGGCCCAAATGGCGTTGCGATCGAGCACATCACCGTCGACCAGGACTGGCTCGATCGCCGCGCCGCTCTGGCCGAGCTCTTCGGCGCCGCCCGGGTTCTCGGCGACCGGCCCGACAAAACCGGTGACGAGGAGCGGCAGTGGCGGCGCATGCGCGCGCGCTACGCACACGGCATCGACCAGATCAATGCCGAGCGCCGCGAGGATTATCGCCGGCTCGCCAAGCGCATCGCCCGCTCATATGGGCATATCATCATCGACGCGACGGGCTCGGCACGCCTGGCGCGGCGCAAGCGCGCCGAGGACGAGGGGCAGGACGCCGCCCCCGAGTCAAACCCTTGGGCGCGCCGCCAGCGCAGCTGGTGCGCCCCGGCGAGCCTGATCGCCGAGATCGAGCGCGCCGCCCGCAGCCATGGCTGCGCGGTCGAGCTCGCGCAGGGCAAATCGACGGTGCGCTGCGCCCTCTGCGGTCATGCCAACAGCTACAGCGCGGCCGAGCGCCAGCAGCTGATATTGCAGTGCGCCGGCTGCGGCCTCGCCTGGGATCAGGACGAGAATGCCGCGCGCAACCTCCTTGCCGCCGCCGGCGATGCGAGCGCTGCCGCGGCGCTGCGGCTGGCGCGCCGGCAAAACAAGGGGCTCAAGCGCGCCCGCATGACGCGCAAGAAGAGCGCTCGCAAAGCGCCGGATAACCGCTTGGAAACCCCGCCGCCGTGAGGGGCGGTGTGTCGGCCCGTGCGCTGCCGGGCACACGCAGCGAGTGAACGGTAAGGTGTACGCCGCGTTTGGCGCGCCAGGGTGCCGACCCGTGCGCTGCCGGGCACACGCAGCGAAGAGCAGGGGCTGGAGCGGTGCATCCTCCTCGGCGGCGGAAATGCGCCGACCCGTGCGCTGCCGGGCACACGCAGCGAGCACGATTTTCAGTGCAGAGGCCATCCGCCCCTACCTGCGCCGACCCGCGCGCTGCCGGGCACACGCAGCGAGCGGCATTGGCGGTGCCGGACCGACCGACAGAGACCGAGCGCCGACCCGTGCGCTGCCGGGTACACGCAGCGAGGACGTGGAGGTCAAGCCGCTCACATCGTCGCTCAAGGTGGCGCCGACCCGTGCGCTGCCGGGCACACGCAGCGAGATATGAAGGAGTTCAAAAAAAACCGGACGGTCATTACGCGCGCCGACCCGTGCGCTCCGCGATCGAGGAGGGGCTCGACCCGCTCTAACCCCGTGCGCTGCCGGGCAGCCGCAGCGAGATGTCGTAGGCCGTGAAAAAACAGCGCTTGCCGACTAGGCCCAATGGGCCTATTATCGGCGGCAACGGAAGGGAGAACAAACCAAAATGCAAAGCGACGGCGAGCCCGAGAACCTGACCCTGCGGCTCCTACAGGAGATCCGCACCGAGATCGGTAGCCTCCGCGATGACGTCAACGTGCTAACCGCGATCGTCCAGCGGCTCGACAATAGCCACACGCGGCTGCTGACCGAGATCCGCGCAACGCACAGCCAGGTTTCCCGCCACGGCGACCGGCTGCGCCGCCCCCTGGTCCCGGCCAGGGGCAGGCTCGAGAGGCTGACCTCGGGCGAGGAGGGTTGAACCGATGACCCTCGCCCTGGTCGCCCCCGGCACCCGCAAAAACAACCGCTACTGGTTGATTTACGGCCGCTATGACGGCCGGGTGCGGGAGGTCTCGACCAAGACCACCGACAAGGCGCAGGCCAAGCGCATTCTGCGCGATTACGAGCGCGAGCTCGCGCGCTCCGAGGCGCTGCCGCCCAAACCCGGTGACGCCGTTACATTCGCCGACGCGGCGCGCGCCTACGCCGCGTTTCGCGGTCTCGACCTCGACAACCCGCAGGCGCAGCACGGCCGCCGGCGCGAGGATGCCGTCGGCATCAACCGGCTGATCGGCATCCTGGGCAGGGAGCCGATCGGCACCATCACCCACGCCCACCTCGTCGCCGCCGCCAACCGGCTCTACCAGGGTAAATCTGCGGCGACCAAAAATCGCGAGGTCCTGCGCCCGGCGGCGGCGATCCTGCATTACGCCAGCGAGCAGGGCTGGTGCGCGTGGCTGCGGGTAAAACTCTACAAGGAGCCCAAGCCCGCCACCCGCGCGGTAGCGACCGAGGCCGCCGCGACTCTGATCGAGGCCGCCCCCGAGGGCCAGCGCCGCCTGCTGCTGCTGTGGCTGTTCTCCCAGGGGACGCGCATTTCCGAGACCCTGGCCGTGCGGTGGGACAATATCGACCTCGCCGCCGCGACCGTGCGCATGCACATCGCCAAGACCGGCGAGTGGCGCACCTTCCCGCTCGCCGCCGAGCTTGTCGCGGCACTCGCGGCGATCCCGGCGGCCGAGCGGCACGGCAGGCTGTTCCCGACGTGGACGCAAAAGACCGCGGTCTACCGCTGGCTGCGCCCGCTCGCCGCCGCGGCGGGGGTCAAATTCACCCCGCACATGGCGCGGCACAGCCTCGGCACCTGGCTCAACGCCAGCGGCGCCGGGCTCAAGACGATCATGGCGGCGCTGGGCCACGCCGATGTCAAATCCTCGGCGCGCTACCAGGCCGCCGATATCGAACTGGTGCGCGCCGCCACCGCCCGGCTCGCCCCGCTGCAAAGGCGCGCATCATGACCGCGCGCGAGCCCTCGCCCGAGGCCAAGGACCGCGCCGACCTGCTGGTGGCGCAGTTCCTCGCCCGCCAGCGGCCGGGGCAGATGCCCGCGATCGGCGTGACCGAACTGCTCCTCGGCATCGCCGCGGCACTTGATGATCTGGCCGAGCCGCTGGCGGCACTCCTGGAGGGCATCGAGGGCGGCGAGGCGCCCGACAGCGAGGCCTTCCGCATGCGCGTCCGTCTCGCCCAGGCGGCGCTGTGGCGCTTCCGCGGCCATGCCGCCGGCGGGATCGGCTGATGGACGCGCCGGCGCTATTCCGCCTCTGCCGCGAGACGCTGCGGCTGTCGGCCGACGAGCTCGCCGCCGAGCTGCAGGTCAGCGGCGGCCGCACGGTCAGAAAATGGGAGGCCGGCGACCGCGCCATCCCCGGTCCGGTGTGGGTGGCGCTGCGCTACATGGTGGCCGAAATCCGCGAGCCGCTGCTGGCGCGCGAGATCACCACCCTGCTCGCACGCGAGCGCGAGGCGGCATGACCCGCGGCTCACTAATCACCTATCACCCGACCGACGGACCCTTCGACACCCTGCTGGTGCGCATCCGCGGCGCCGATGTCGGACTGATCAACCGGCCGCCGGGGCTGCGCGGCCGCTATCGCGCCTTCACGAAGACCGGCGCGCGCCTCGCCGGCGACCACCCGACCCGCATCTCGGCGGCGCTCGCCTGCGCCTTTGCCGCCGGCACGCGCGGTTATTGCTGAGCCAAAAAGAGGGTTAACGCGCGGATCCGCCATTGACACATAGGGCCAATGGCCCTATATAGCTAGGCGTCGCAGGGGCAATGGTGCCCGCCAGAGACGGAGGATGCGATGACCCAGACGAAAATCACCTACACCAAGCTGCGCGACGGATCGTGGGGGCTGCGCGGCCCGTCGCTGACCGCCGGCGTCACCGTCGCGGTCAGCAAAAAAGACGGCTCGCAGAAGCACGAGACCGTCGGCCGGGTCATCTGGCAGGGCGACGGCGTCTGCCTGGCGACGATCGACAGCTGCCGCGACAGCAGCCCCCGCACCAGCAGCCGCCGCCCGAGCAGCGGTCGCAATGTGCGCGAGGTCTACCGCCGCCGCTACGGCTGGGACGGCGTCGTCGGCTCCTCCTCCTACTACACCAGCGGCCTCTACGACGAGGAATCGTAACCCGACCGCAAGGCCGAAACCGGGTGCCTGCCGCACCCGGTCGCGGCGTGCGGCGCCGCCTGACGATTGGCCGTCAGTCACAGGGCAGAGGTGCCCGCTCCCACAGGAGAGAGAATGGAACCCATCCACATCCGCCTGCAGGTATCGCGGCAGGCCGCGGTGCGCGCCGGTCGCCGCGAGCATGGTGCCGCGACCGTCGCGATCGATACCGCCGAGCTCACCGCGGAGCAGCGCGAGACGCTGCTGACGGTGCCCTATACGGGGTGCGGCGATCACTACGCTTACGACCTGACCGGCCGCGGCAACCCGGCGACCGGCGGGGACTGCATCGAGCTCCCCGCTGTCCCTGACGCGTCGACCGCCAGCATCGGAGTGCTGCTCGATGCCTACCCGGCGGCGCTGGCGCAGCGGGCCGCTGCCGACCGCGCGCATGCCGACGAGCGGATCAGGAGCGCGCTCGCCGAGATGCGGGTCGGGCGCCGCTACGCCAATGATGACGACCGCGAGCCGCAGCTGGCCGGCACCTGGCTCAGCGATTATCCCCCTAAGACGCTCGCCCAGGCGAGCCCCGATCTGGCGGCGGCCTATCGCGCGCGGCTGGCCGATCTGGAGGCCGAATACCAGCGCGAGCAGGCCGCCTGGCGCCAGCGGCGCGAGGCCCGCATCGCCGCCGAGCGGGCGCGCGCGGCCGCCGCCGCGGCGCGGCATCATCAGGCGATCGCCGCCTGGGTGGGGGAGCACGGCACACCCTCGCAGCGGGCGCGGCTCGCCGCCGGCCTGCTGCCCGAGCAGGAGATCATCGAGGCGATCGAGGCGGCGGCGTTTGCCCGGCTGGCGGGCTTCGCGCTCTACGACGGCCCGACCGCGCAGGCGCGCGACAAAAGCGAGGCGAGTGCGGCAGAATTCGAGAGGCTGCTGAACATCCGCGCCGTGCTGTCGCGCGAGCCGCCGCTGGTCGGCGCGGCGATGCTGATGACCAGCGCGTGCCAGGGCGGGGCGTGGATCGGCGTTACCGTCGCCTGGGGCGAGTTCGCCTTCACCCGCGATTATCGCTGCGATTGACGGGTAGGGCCAGCGGCCCCAATATCGCCGCTGCGATGCCCGATCTGCCCGCGTTATTCCGCAGCTGCCGCCATGCGCTGGGTCTGTCCGCCCAGGGCATGGCGGCCGCCCTGCGCGTCGCCGACGGGCGCACGGTGCGGCGCTGGGAGCGGGGCGACCGCGACATCCCCGGCCCGGCCTGGGTGGCGCTGCGCTTCCTGCTGCGCCAGCAGCACCAGACGCGACTGGCAGAGGAGGTTGACTCGGCGCTGGCTAGGGCCGATAGTCCTAGGGCCGATGGCTCATCCCCGCGCGAGGCGGGGCCTCATTGAAGCAGTTTCGGGGTGCAGGTTTCGATCTAGCGCACCGTGCGTTTCCCGGCCCCGGCCGGGCCTCATTGCAGCCAGAGCGTGGGCCGTCACGCGGTCACCGCCTGACACAAATTCCGGGGCGCTGCGGCGCCCCGGCCTCATTGGAGGCGCGCCATGACCGAATTTTTTGTCACCCGCAACGGCCGGCGCGTCCCGGAGCACGCCACCGACCAGGCCGGCTCCGAGGCGCTGATCCGCACCGTCAGCCGTTATACCGACGGCCAGCCGATCGACCGCCCGCAGCTCTGCGTCGCGCTCAGATCGAGCTTCCGCGACCCGCGTGCCATCGCCGAGCAGCTCGACCGGCGCGGCTATCTGCCGCCAGAGCGGCCGATGACGCGCGCCGAGTTCGATCGGCTCGATTACAGCAGACGGTTCCGGCAGGTGCTCTGGGGCGTGCTCGGCGAGGGTCTGCCGATCGGCTTTGCGCTCGAGCGCTACCTGCCGGGGCGGCACACAAGAAACGATCGCGAGAGTGTCCGCCGGTTGATCAGGCAGATCGGCTGGGCCGGTCCCGACGGGCACGACCGCCCCATTAACCGATGAGTGAGGAAATGTTCGCAAGAGTTGGTTTTCCCTGCACAGTCTATCGCCCGACCGTAAAACGGCAGGAACAATGTTTGAGGGCAGCCCTGCGGGGCGCTGCCAATCGCCAAATCGCCGGCAGCAATATTCGCCAAATATCCTGCTGCAGCCGTCGGCAAATAGTCGATTCGCGTTAACCGAATCGCGTAGGGAAAAACGTAGGGTTAACCATTGCAAGGCGCAGAAACCCGGGGGGGTAGCCGCCCTTGGTAAGGGGGAGGTCGAAAGTTCAATCCTTTCCGGCAGCACCATCAAAAAACGGCAGGAATGCTAGGGTTTGCAAGGGTTGAAAGGGTAAAAATGGAGAGCGTGCACAGGTACGAGCGTGCAGGAACGCGCAGGGAACGGAAGCAAAAACGTAGGGGGGTGTAGGGAAAACGTAGGGAAAAATGCAGGGCGTGCCGGCGACCGCCGTGCCGCTCCCGCCCGGCACGGTCGACCTCCCCGGATTTAATCCGGGGCTGCAGCAGCGCCAATGGACGATGCACCAGCTCGGCGAGCAGGCCGGGCTCAGCCACAACACGATCCCGCAGGTTGCCGGCGGCAAGGCCCGCGCCGATCTGCTGACCACCGAGGCGATCGCGCGCGCCGCCGGCGTCTCGCTCGACAGCCTCGCGGCCGCCCTGCTGGCGGGAGAGACCTGATGACATTGCGGCTGGTGCCGCCCGGGCAGCGCAAAAACAACCCCTATTGGCTCGTCTACGGCCGCTGGCGCGGGCGCGTCATCGAGCGCTCGACCCGCACCACCGAGGAGGCGGCGGCGCGGCGCTTCCTGCGCCGCTATGAGCTCGAGCTCAATACCCGTGCGGCTGCGGGCATACCAGCCGAGACTCTTGACCGGACCGACGAGCTCGCCGCGGTGCGCGCCGCTATGGCGCGGCTGCCGCCGCTGACGCGGCGCCCGGCGGGCAACGTGATCGCCTTCCGCCCGACAAAAAAATAGCCCGACAAAAAAATAGCGCCGGCCGCGGCCAGGGAAATAGACCCGGCGCGACCGGCGCTGTAGGAAAGGGAGGATCGAAACCTCTCCCTGCACAACAGGGTAAGCGTTGAACTAACGCACCCACCTCCGCTTGGCAAGGAGAGTTCCGATGGCAGCTACCACCCGCAGCTTTACCCTGCGCGACCGCGTCGCGGCGGCCTGCGAGATGATTACCGGCCTCTACGAGGAGATTTTTGGCACGCCCTACACCGGCGGCGCCACCGGTGTTGGCGGTACGGCGCCGCGCGGCCGCGGCCGGCCCGCCGGCAGCACCAGCAGCACGAGCTCGGCGAGCACCGCAAATGTCGCGGCGAGCGGGCCCAGCGACAACAACATCATCGAGGCGATCCAGAACAACCCGGGGGTGACCCGGGCGCAGCTCCTAAACCGGCTGGCTCTGCCGCCGACGGCGGCCGGCCGTTTTCAGCTCAAGCTCAACAATTGGGTCAAGGCCGGGGTCTTATCGGAGACCGGGACCGGCGACAACCGCACCTATACGGCGACCGGGCGCCCGGTGCCGCAGACCATGCCGCGGCGCCGCGCCGCTTAGGGCGAAGCAACAGCTTCGCCCGCGACAGGCGTTCGCTCGCGAACGCCGTTAGCCTAGGATAGCAGGGTCAACAGGCCCACCGCGGCGAGCAGGTAAAGAGCCATCGTCGCGGTGAATTTGCCGAGCTCGACCGCACCGCGGGTGATCACGATCATCGCGGCGACAAAGCTGGTGCCGCGCGGCCGCGGGAACACCTCAGGCTCGTCGGCGCCGGCGCGCGGCGGGTAGAGCGTGGTCACGTTGGGGTCGTCATTCATCTCGCGCCCTCCGCCATGGTGCCCTCGGGGAAAGCGACCGCCGCGAGGCTGGCGAGGTCGGTCAGCACCTGGATGATCGCCCCCAGCTGCGGGTCGGTCGGGTGCAGCCCGTAATGCGTCAGCAGCAGGCCGAGGCCGGCATAGGTCGACGGCTCGCGCAGCCGCGCGGTCGCCCAGGCGAGGATCGGCGCCATCAGAACCTCTTTGGCGGTGTGAAGAGCGCATAGCAGCGCTCGAATTCCGTAAGGACCCCGGGGCCATCCGCGGCAAGGCGGTTTGCGGCTGTAGACCCGGGGTCGGCGAGTGCTGTGCCGGGCGCCGGCGGCACCTCGGCCTCTCGCCCAAGCGAAGCTTGGGCTGGCGGCAGGCGAAGCTGCGCTTCGCCGAGAGCCGCGATCGGCGCGGGCGGGGAGGTCGCCGCCGGCGGCGAGAGGGTCGCTGCGGCCATGCCGACGGCACCCGCGACGGCGCCGATCAGCGCGCTGTGGGTGCGCGAGAGCGTGCCCGACCAGGCGTTGCCGGCATTGTCCCGGCCGCTGAAGGTGATCGTCTCGATATCGGGGGGCGGTGGCGGCGGCGGCGGTGGTGCGGTCTGCAGTGCCGCGAGGTTGGCGGCATAGCGCGCGGGGAAATTGACATCGGCACCGCCCGGCCAGGTGCCGCCGAGATAGGTATTGATCAGCTTGAGAGCGGCGCCGCCGGCCTTGAGGTCGGTCAAGAGGTCGAGACCGCCCGAGCGCGACCGGAAACGCTCCTGCGCGAAAAGCCAGAAATTGGCGATCTGCGTCGCCGGCGCAAAATCGGTGGCCGCACCGGCGAGCTTGATCACCTCGGTCTGCCAGGTTGTGCGCGTGAATTGCACCGCACCCGCCGCGGTCGAGTAGTCATGATCGGTCGTCGCTCCGGGCCACGGCGGAAAAGCGTCGAGGCTCCCGGTCCACATGCGCAGCCGGGTCACCGGGTCGATGACGACATTGGCGTCGGCGGCGAGGAGCGTGCCGCCGGAGTAGAGCGTGCGAAACGATGGCGCGCCCTCGCCCTCGGCGATCGCGGCAAACGCCGCCAGCGCCTCGAGCGGCAATGAGCAGGCGCGCAGCGCGCCAAGGATCTCCGAGCTCGTCGTCATGGGAAATCGACCTCGTCTGATTGCTTGGTCATTGCGCCGTGCGGCAGCCGGGGAAGTGGTAGGGCTCGGTCGGCCAGCGCCGGTTGGGGTGGCCGTCCTCCCACAGCAGCGCGTTCATCCGCTCCTGGTGGGCAAAGCGGACGTTGGACAATTCGAGGTCCTTGCAGAACTGCGTCTCGACCTCGGCCAGTTTCTGCTCGACCTCGGCGGTCAGGCCGCGCAGCCGGCCGTCGAGGTCGGTGTATTGGTGCGCCTGCTCGTTCGCCGCCTCGTGCAGGCGCTGCCGGTCATTCGTCGACTCGGCGTCCTTGGCCGTGCTCGCCGTCGCCAGCCCCCCGAACGTCGCCAGAGTGGCCTGCATGACGTCGACGGTTTTGGCCGTCGTCTGCGCCAGCTGCGCCACCGGTTGGACCGATTGGGCGACGGCGTTGGCCGTAGCGGTGTTCGAGAAGGTGTAGGAGGCGTAAGCCAAAAAACTGGCCAGGGTCGCCATGACCCCCCACATCGGCCAGCTGGTCTTGCGCGAGTCGTCAAATTTTTTGTCGAGCCCCTCCAGCGTGGTCGTGAGCTTGTCCATCGTCGCCCGCAGATGGCCGACCTCGCCCTGCAGCGAGATGACATCGGCGGCGAGCTTGTCGAGGCGGAGCTCGTGATCCGGGACGGCGGGCATTATTTTTCATCCGATGACTGTGGCCACGTTGCTGATCGCGCTGTTCTGGGCCCAGGTGCTGCTCACCGTCGGCAATGGCCTGCTGCTGCGGACCTGGATCCGCCGCCGGCGCTGGGGTCAGGCCACGATCTCGGGTGGCTGCTTTGTGCTCTCAGCGGCGATGGCCGGGGTCTGCTGGTGGCTCGAAGGGTCGTGCGTCCTGCCGCACCCGGCGCTGATCCCGTATGAGGCCGGGATGAGCCTGTGCCCGGGTCAGGCGACCATCATCAGACTGCCGGCGCCGCCGGCCGCCCGCGACCTCTAATTGCCGACGCCGACCAAGGGCAGCGCTACCACACCGGTCGAAGCGGAGCCGCTCAGCACCGCATAGCTCTGCAGTTTCGAGACGCATTCCGAGCACGGGTTGAGGACTGCATAGCCCTGGATCTTCGAAGCGTCGATGCCGGTGCCGTTGAGCACGCCGTAGCCCTGCAGCTTGGAGGACTGCAGCTGGTTTGGTATCGAGCCCGCGGTCTCGCCCTTCGGCCAGGTCAGGCTCTGCGCCCGCGCCGGCGCCGCCGCGCCCAGTAGGACCAAGGCTGCCAACGAGAGAACCAGCCGCGCCATCGGTCGCTTAGTCCATCAGGAACAGGCTGAGCCCCATCAGGACCGCGCTGTTCTCGACCCCGTCGCACGTTACCGTCCCGCCCTGCACGTCCTCCATCGCCTGCGCATAGTGCCACCCCAGCGCGATGGTCGAGTTGCCCCCGGCGATGCTGCTAAAACTGGTGCTGCCGCTGTAATAGCTGTCGCCAACAACCCCGCCAGGGGTTGCGCTGGTGCTGTCAAAGTTGACCCCGACGCTGTAATTGTTGCCGCCCTGATTGCCGCAGAAGGCTTGCCAGGAGGCGGTTACCTGCGACTGGATCAGGCCGTCGAGCCAGTTGATGCGGTTGCTGTTGCTGTTGTCGGCCGCCCGCCAGGTCGCAGTCGAGTAGGTCCAGCTGGAGGTGTTGTCGCGCGACAGCGAGTGAAACAGCACGCGGTTGTAGGCATTGTAAAGCGCCAGCACGTTGTTCGAGCCGCCCGCGGCCGCCGCTGGCGCGAACTGCATTCCGGTCTGGCCATTGGCGGTCGCATAAAGCGAGCCGAGATAGGTCGCGGCATGCGCGGCAACCGAGCCGTAATCGGTCGTCCCGGCAGCACCGCCATAGCAGTGCGTCAGGCTGTTTTCGTTGGTCCACAGCCCGCCGTTGGTCTGGTCGAGCTGGGTCGTGCCGGCGCCGGTGCCGCGCGCGGTCGTCGAGGACCAGGCCGGGCCGACGCAAATGACCAGGGTGCCGCTGTTCGACACGCCAAAGATGTCATAGACCGAGCCCGAGGCGACATTCGAGGTGCTCAGCCCCATCGAGACCTCGCACGAGGGGATCGTCAGGTTCGAAGGGGTCGACCCGACCGGGACATTGTTGCCGGCATAGCAGTCGTAATAGACCGTGGTCGCTGCGGTCGTGTCGGTGGTCATCACCGGCGTGGCGCTGGTCAGGGTCAGCCGGCCCTGCGGGGTTACCGTCTGCGCCTGCGCCGCGCCGACCCACAGCAGTGCGGCGAGCGCCGCGAGTGCTTTTGTCATGGTCGTCATGGCTCGCTCTCCAGCCCGAGGTTGAACCCCGAGCTGATGTCGGTGGTCGAGAACGCCGCGCTGGTGTGCGGGTTCTGCGTCCAGACATACTGGTAATTGGCGAATGACGTGGTCGGCGCGATATTCGTGCCCGAGGTGTTGTCGGTCGAGTTGACCCGCATCAGCGGCTGGAAATGCTGCGGCCCGGTGGTGCCGACGAGCGCCCTGAAGGATTGCACGACCGCGGTCAGGCTCCAGTTGCCGCTGGGATAGCTCGTCGGCGTCGTCCATTCGGAGAGCGCATTGTTGGTCGCGGTGTTGATGTTGTTGCTGTCGTTGATCGTCGTCTCGTTGATGTTGCCGACCGAGCCGGTCCAGCTCTGGGTGTTGCCGGTCGCCTGGGGCGTGAGGCTCCACAACCCCATGCTGCGGGTGTCCTGCTGCGCGGCGATGACCTCGGACCAGCAGTTGCCCGCCTGGGTGCCGTTCGTGCAGCCGTTGGAATTGCCGTCGTTGGTCAGCTGCGCCAGCGCCACCTGGTTCAAGGTGGTCGCGGAATCGGTGCAGGGGTTGCCGCTGTAATTGATGACCTGCACGCCGGCCACATAGAGCTGCACGCCGCCGCTCGACGAGCAGGTATAGTTGATCATCAGGTCGAGGGCCGTCTGCGTGTTCGCAGAGATGGCGCTAGAAGCGGTTGCCAGATCGGTGATCGTGCCGGCCGCGTTTCGCGTCGAGACCTTGAGCAGGCCCTCGGTCGCGGTTTGCCGCAGCAGGATGCGCGCCACCCCGTCTGGGCTATAGACCCGCACCGCCTGGATCCCGGCGGTCGAGCCGACATTCGCCATGTACACCTGCGCGTGGATCCACAGCGGGTTTGATGTCGCGGTAAAGGTCGGCGACGTGATCATGTATGTCGGAGGGTCAGCGACGGTGCTGCCGTTGCCGTCGACATTCAACCCTTCGCGGGCAAAGCTGGATCTGTACCCGCCGTCAGTCTCGCCGCCGGCGCTGCCGCGCTTCGAGGACGTCACACCGGAAAACTCGGTGTCCTCGCCGCCGGCGAAGAGGATCTGCGCCCGCGCCGCGGGTGCGGCGGCCAACAGCAGGACGGCGAGTGCGGCGAAAAGAATGGATTTCATCATCGATTGCTCCGCTACCCCTTGAAGCCGCCCGCTGAAACGTAGATCGTCGTCGCCGCGGTGCCGGCGGCGAAATAGAGCCCGTTGCCGCTGCTGGTGCAGACCGGCGCGGGCAGGGTCACATTGGAACCGCCATAGCCGTTTTTCGCCGGGGCGACGGTGTACCAGAGGGTCGAGCCGCCCGAGCCGTCCTGCAGAGTGATCAGCGAGTCGGTGCTGCTGGTGTTGGCGATCGACAGCTCGTTGACGCAGATCCGGGTCGAGGCGATGGCGGCGATGATCTGGGTTGAGCTCGTGCCGGTGGTCGAGACCGCACCGCTGATCAGCGAGCTCGAATAGCCGCCGCTGACCGAGCCGGGCTGGCTCACCACCAGCTTGCGGTCGATCGTGCATTGCACCGCACCGGCCTGATTGTTGCTCAGGTTGGTGATCGAGCTGCTGTAGAAGCAGCTGAGCGGCATCAGCGTGTTGCTGGTGCCCTGCGTGAACGCGGTCTCGTCGGGCTGGACCGGCGGCTCCCACGAGCTGACCGCCGGCTTGGGCCAGTAGCCAGCGACCGCCAGAGCAATGGTCGCCGCCGCGATCGCGGCGATGGCGACCGCGGATTTGTCCTGCATATTGGCCCTTACCTGATGATCCAGTTGCTGCCGGTCACATCCGCCAGCAGCGCGATGTTGGCGCCGCCGGGGACATCGACGAACGAGTAGCTGCTCTGCCCCTGGATGGTGCCCGAGGCCGGCGTGATTGTGTGCTTATCGCCATTGCCCAGGGTGGTCGCTACACCGAGCCGGAAGCGTGGGGCCGCGCTGCCGGCGGCCGGAATGTTGGTCGTCTTGGCGCCGGCGCTTGAGCTCGCCCACATCACCTGGATGTCGGGGGCGACGATCGGGCTCGACGGCACCGTAAAACTGGTGCCGGTCGTGACCCGGTAGAGAAACGGCAGCAGCCCGGCGCCGGTCAAAGTGTAGGAATAGGCCGTCGCATTGGACAGCGACTGCAGACCGCCGCCCAGCGAGTTGAACGACGGAAATTTCCAGTAAAACGTCTTGCCGATCAGGTTCGACGGAAATTCCATCGAAAAGGTCGACCCCAAGATGCGGGCGAATTGCGCGCCGCTGCTGTGGCTGGCAATCGTCGTGCCATAGGCGCCGCGGCGGATATAGGTGCCGAGGCTGTATTTGCTGGCAGCGGTCAGGGTCGCCGCCGAATAGGCGACGAGCTCGCCGTCGCACCAGCACAGGCTCAGGTATTCATCGGCGTCGGTTGTCGTGCCGGCGATCAGCTGGCCGCCGCTTTCGGTCAGATCGACCGCCAAGGTGTTGACGGTGTCGGGGTCATTGCCACTGGCGAATGTGGCACTCAGCACCCCCTGGATCTGGCCATCAGCGATGTTCCCCGCTGGCACATAGGTCGTATTGTCGGGGCTGATGTAGACCTGGCAGCCGCCCCAATTACTGGGCCCGCCTGAGGCGACGATCCACACCAAGAGCGCACCGCCCGAGAGCCCCGGCGGCGGCTCAAAGATGATCGGCGTATTGACGGCGGGTGCCGCTGCCGCGGCCGCCGCGGCGACCGCGGTGTAGCCCTGCCCGGCGGTGTTCTGCAGCGGGTAGCCGTAGGCGGTGCCGACCCCGGTCGAGGTAATGGGCGAGAGTGCCATGGATCAGCTCGAGGTGATGGCGTCGCCGATCATGATCCAGTTGTCGGTGACCATCGGCTGTCCGTTGACAAAGGCGACAAGGGTGTTGAGCGTGGCGCCGGCGAGCCGCGCGCCCGACGGGTAGGCAACGATGATGCATTCCGCCGCATAGCCGGCAAAGGGCTGGGTAATGCCATCGCCCGAGGCGGCGGAATAGGTCAGCGCGACGCCGCTGCCGGCGGCGACGTTGATCCGGGAGAAGACGGCCGCGGCGCCGATGATCAGATCATTGCTGTTGGTGGTCGAGACACCGCCGACCTGGACCTGGCCGGCGGTCTGGGTCGGGCTGACGTAGGTCTGCTCTGCCGGCAGCGAGGGGTCAGGGTCAAAGGGGCTGTTGATGTTTGCCGCGCCATTGATCGCCATGACCGCGAGACCGCCGCCGACCACCTCCGAGCTAAACGTCAACTTGATCGGCTCGTTGGTGAGCACATTGGGTGCCGGCGCCCACAAGAGCTGCGTGGCACCATACCAGGGGGCAAAGCTGCTCCCCCCGGCATTGAGCTGTGCCGTGATCACCCCGGTGCGCGCCCTGAATGCCCCCAGATTGGGGCTGGAGACCGAGCCGATCTGCGGCGCCCCAGCAGCGACCTGCGCGGTCTGAAAGCCCTGGACCAGCACCAGGATCACGTCATTGGGCTGCGTTGTCGTGATTGTCGCGGTGACTGAGGTGAGCGCAAGCCCGCTCGCACCCCCGGTGCCGTCGACTGTCGGTGGCGCGCCCGGCGTCGCCTGCGAGGTTACAGTAGCGCAGCCGTCGCTGATGCCGGGGCCGGCGGCCGTCTCGGCCTCAAAGGTCAAATCGCCATTGGCGTTGCGCTCGCGCGAAATGATCCTGAACGGCGCCTCGGTGAACCCGGCGGCGGGGTCGGTCAGCAGCACGAGGTCCATCGGCTCGAGCAGCCCGTATTGCCAGCCGAGTTTGAATTTGCAGGTGTCGACATAGAGCTTGCGCTGCAGGATCAGCTGCGCCGAGATCTGCGCCGCGCCCGGGCTGCAAAAGCATTTCCCCGGCAATGTCTCGCCATCGCGCCGGCCATAGGCGTCGATGTGACCCTGCGAAAACACCGGAATGACATTGTCGTTGTAATAATTCGAGCGGTCCTTGTACTGGATGGTCAGCCAGTTATCGCGGTCGGCCGGGTTGTGCCGGGTCATGATGACCGGGTCGTCCTCGCCGGTCTGCGGCTCCTCGCTGTCCTCGGCGCGCGGGTGCCAGGGAAGAAAATTGTCGTCGGTCAGCGCATAGACCGGGGTCATGTTGTTGTAGGGCGTCCAGCTGACGCCATTGGAGCTCAATGCCGCGTCGCCATAGGGGATCAGCCTGACCAGGCTGCCCGAGCACACCACCGCGGTATTGGTCAGCCGGGTCAGACCGTCGAGCCATTCCGTACCCTTCTGCTGCGCGTCGAGCACGACCGACACCGGCAGGTTGGCGGCGACGGTGTAATCGCCGTAGAGCGTCAACAGATCGGGGTCGAGGTACTGCGCCGGAAACCCGAGGCCCCAGCGCTGGTCGAGCAGCAGCGCCTGCACGACATGCCCGGCGTTGGCGTCCTGCAGACCGGGAAACGAGCTGGCCGAGAACCCATAGACCTCGACAGAGACATTGGGCAGCACCGGCGACATCCCGAGATCGAAGTTGCCGGCGAAATGCGCGGTGCCGCTATAGCCGACGGTGTAGCCGAGCCCGGCCATCGTGCCGTCTGCCGCCTGCCCGTCGCCGCCCAAATAGAGGTTGAGCCCGATGCTGTAGAAATCCGCGACCTGGGCGTTGACATAGGCCTGCCCGACCCCGCTGATCGGGCCCTGGCACAGGCCAAAATCGGCATCGACGGTGAAATCGTGATTGCCGCCCTTTTTGCCCTTGCCGCTGCTGCCCTTGCCCTTGCCGCCGCCGCCGCCCTTGCCGGCGACGGTATTGGTGCCGCCGATCGGCAGGCTGCCCACCCCTTTCCCTTTTTTGCCGCCGCCCGGCCCCATGTAATTGCCCATGCCCAGCAGATTGCTGGGGATGCGCAGGACGCCAAAGACGATCGGGATCACCAACCCCGGGGTGGAGGTGTTGTACTGCAGCGCATTGGTGGCGGGCCGCTGCCAGGCGAGCTGCTGCAGAAAATCGTAGTGCGGGCGCAGGAAGCTCATCGGCAGAACGGCGACAGGAATTTGACCTGGTACTGGCGAAACCAGCCGGTGCTGGCGTCGGCCCGGCAGCAGCCGTGGCGCGGCGGCCGCCCCGGAATGGCGTGGATGACTTGCGGCCAGCCCACGACGATCGCGGCGTGGCCAAAGATCCGCCAGTCGTGCCGGCGGAAGATCGCGACATCGCCCGGCAGCGGCACCTCAATCGGGCGCCCGCCGGCCTCGAGAAGCCCGTTGAGATAGGTCTCGAGTTCCGTGTGAAACATGAAATCGGGCCGGTAGAACGGCAGATCGAGGACCGGCTCGATGACCCCGGCGGCGGCGTAGACCTCGGCCAACAGGGTCAGGCAATCGACCCCGGCGCCCTTGATTCGGCCGCCGTGGTGATAGGGTGTGCCGAGCCACGCCTCGGCCTCGGCGATTACCTTCCGGCGAAACTCCGTTTCGCCTAGCGGCAGGCGAAGCTCCGCTTCGCCGAGAGGGGCGCGCCGGGCATCCAGTGGTATAGTGGCGGTCATGGCGCAACCCCCGACGTTTTCACCCGAGGCGGCGGCCTTTTCACCGCCGCCGACAATCGATCAGCTGCTGGCGCAGATCTGGGCCGGCGTCCAGCAGCTGCTCGCAGAACAGGAGCGAACCATGGCCGTAGCCGACGATCTCGCCAAAGCCGTTGCCGACATCCAGTCCGCGGTGCAGACCGCGATCACCCTGATCCAGTCACTGCACCAGGATGCCGGCTCGGTCAGCGATGCGCAGGTCGAGGACGCCGTCAGCAAGCTCGAAGCCGCCTCGCAAGCCCTGGGCGGTGCGCAGCCGCAGCCCTAACCCGCGGCCCCGGACCTGGATCCGGGGGACCCGCGGGCCGCCCGCCGGCTCCGGCGCCGCCGATTAATTCCGGTTGACTTTAACCAAATCGGCGGCGTTGAAATTAGGCGATGTCCGAGGAACGGCCGGTTACCCTGGAGTTCATCGCCGCGCAATTGCAGCGCGTGCTCGCCGAGCTGCGCACCCTGCGCGACGATGTCGACGTGTTGACCGAAATCGTGCGCCGCCACGACGCCGGCTTTGACCGGCTCGAGGCCCAGTTGGAGATGGTGCGCAGCGAGATGCGCGAGATCCGCGCCGAGCTGCGCGCGATGCACCGCCAGCAGCAGCGCACGGCTGCCCGCGTGCGGGCGCTCGAGGAGCAGAACCCGGGTCCCGGCGGCTAGACCGCCGTCTCCGGCGGCGGGATGTAGGGAAACCCGCCGTAGCGGCCGGCGTTGTTGAGGTAACCGCTGCAGGTCGGCAGGGTGTGGTCGCAGCCCGGCAGCAATTGGAAGCCGTCGCCGGTGGCGACCGGGAAGATCCACGGCTGCAGCAGATGGACGGTGCCATCGACCAGCTGGCCGATAGTGCGCGTAAAACCGCTGTTCTGCCCTGATGTGCCAACGAGCGAGCCCTGGTCGTAGGCCGTCGACGGGTTGGGCGACACCCCGAGGCTGATCGCGTTCTGCGAGCTGCCGCTGCGCGCCGCCGCCGTGATCGCACCAATCCCGGTCGCCGCCCCCAGCGCGTTCAAGCCATTGACCCGGTCATAGCCGCACATCACCCCGCCAAAGGCGTGGTTGCACATCGACTGGTAGACCCGCCGCGGCACCTGGACGCTCAAGAGGTCGAGCAGCGACTTGACCCGGATCGTCGTCATCGAGCGGCCGATGTCGATATCGCCGACCCGGCCGGTGAATTCGTTGTAAGTGCCGATGACGACCAGCGATCCGGTGCTCCAGTCGCAGACGGCGTGGTCGAGTGCCACCAGGCAGCCGTCAAAGAGCCCGGCCCACAGCCCCTGCTGCCAGGTCAATGTGCCCGCACCGGGAAAGCCGATCTCGTCATTGACGCCGGCATAGACCTTGATCTCGAGCTCGGCGATCTCGACCCCGACCGCGCATTTGTTGCCGCCATGGTCGAATTTGGGACCGAGCGCAAAAAAATTAGAGGGGCTCGTCGTGTTGGGCGCCGGCGCGCAGATGCCGATCTGAAAGCCCGAATAGCGCAGTATCTCACCGGTCTGCAGGGTGAAGGTGTAGAGCTCGGCAATGCTGGCGTCGGTCGAGGGCCCCCAGCCGCCGAGGAAATTCTGCACCGCCGCGGTCGCAGGTCTCATGACCTGCGACCTATCCGACAGGGCCTGCCCCTGGCATGAAGTGAACCATGGCCCCGCGAAAGCGGGGCAGGGGCGAAAGCACGCTTTCGCCGAGAGGCGGTCGCAGGTCCCATTACAGCACTTCGCTGGTGATGCGCACCTGCTTCAATTCGGCCAGCCGCTGGATGAAATAGCTGGGGCTCAGCCGATCAGTGAAGTAGCTGCGGAAGTAGTAGGAAAAATCAGCGGTCACCGTGATGCCGCCGCCGACGGCGTTGTTGAACTGCAAGATCCCGCCTGGCAGCACCTGGTAGCTCGCCGGGCTCTGCAGGCTGCCGTTGAAATAGACATTGGCGACCGTGTTGAGGTTGGGGATGCCCGATTGCGGCACGACCGCAGGCTGCAGGATCCACTCCTGAAAGCCGCCCGGCACCAATGCCCGGGTCAGCTGAAACAAGGTCGGGTCAACCGCGCCGCACCCGACGGCCGGGAACGGGATCGCCGGCTGCCCGGTCGCCAGGTTGTCGGTCGGGTCCCAGAACAGAAAATCATCCCAGGCGCCGGCGCGCGAGTTGAAAAAGTCGAGCAGGATGCGCAGCGCATTGGGCTGCGAGGTCTGCGGCTGGGTGCCGGGGGCGCTCGGCTGGGTCCAGGCGCCGCCGGCGGCCGGATTGTCCTCGAGCCCGCTGTAGGTCAGGGTCCAGTTCCAGATCGGGTTGACGTAATCTCTGAGCCGCAGTGTGCGGCCGCTGACCGCGCGCTGCATGCGCGTGCCCCAATTCGAGGTGCGCTCGACCGGCCAGGCGAGCCCCGGCAGGGTCGGGTAGACCAGGTTGCTCATAGCTCAGCCGTCCGAGAGGTAATGGCGGCTGTTGCCGCGGCGCTCGCGGGCAAAGGCCTCGGCAATCGCCGCGCGCCCGGCTTGGCTCGTCAGCACGCGGCGCACATCGTGGCCGTCAAAGGAGGTGATGTTCACCGAGATCCCGCCGCCCGCCGGATGGCCGGCGACCAGCCCGCTGCCGGACCCGCCGGCGCCGGGCGGCAAACCCAGGCCACCCCCGGCAAAATCTGGAGAAATCACCGAGGGCGCGGGGGCGCGCGCGATGGCAAAACCCATCGCCGCGGCCGGGATCCCGGCCATGATATCGCGCGTCAGCCCGGCCGGGATCACCGAGAGACCGCCCGGCTGGGTGATGATCTCGGGCCCGCGCTCGCCAACCAGGATCGGCCCCGCGGGTGTCGTCCCGCCGCCGGCAAACCCGAGCAGCGAGCCAAGACCGAGGCCGCCGCCGCCAAACAGGCCCTTAAAGAGGCCGATCAGGCCGGTGAAGGCCCCAACGACGCCGGTGATCGCGCTGACTGCGGGCTTGGCTGCCGGATCCAGGGTCCCGATGGCGCTGCCGAGCTGGTTGATGCTCGACGCCGTCCCGCCAATGTTGAGATTGCCAAACCCGCCGCCGGAACTACCGCCGCCAGAACCGCTGCTGCCGCCGCCGCCGAACAGATTGCCGAGGCCGAAAAATCCGCCGCCGCCGCCCGACGCGGCCGCCGCACCGCTGCTGTCAAACGAATTCGAATAGGCGGCGGCGAATTGGTCGCCCATGAGCCCCAAGCCGCTGACATCGCCAAAGCTGCCGACGGCAGTCGCCGGTGCCACGGTGCCGGTGGCAAGCGTATTGTCGATCGTGCTGTTGACGTCGGACCAGCTCGTCCCGCTGCTGCTGTAGCCGGAAACATTGCCGAGGCTGGTGCCGCCGACGAAATCCTGATCCCCGCTCGGCGACGTCGTTGAAATACTGGTTACATTGCCGCTGGCATTGCCGCCGACTACGAGCTGCGAGCCGGCCCACTGCCCGCTGGTAACCGTGCCGCCGGTAAGGATGCTGCCGCCCGAGACTTTCATCTGGGCGACGTAGCCCGTGCCGCCGGCCTTCACGGCGGCCGCCATTCCCTCTTCCGGCGTGAGCGTGCCGGCCGCTATCTGCTCGTCGATGCCCTTGTCGTAGGCCGCCAGATAGGCGTCGGTCGCGGCGCTGCCGTCGCTGGTCGCGGCCGTGCCACCCGCGGCGCCCGCGCCGGTCGCGGTGGCTGCAGCACGGGTCGGGGCCGTACCGGTTGCCGCCGCGGTGCCGGCGGGTGCGGTCGTCGTCCCGCCCTTAGCCTGCGTATTGGCCTGGACCGCGGTGGTGTTGGCGTGCGTCGCCTGGGTGTTGGCGTCAGTGCTGCTCTTTTGCGCGTCGGTGCCGCTGCCGGTCTTACCGCCGCCGCCGCCAAAGAGCTTTGACAGCGCGCCGACGACCGCGACACCGCCGAGGAGCTCGCCGCCCACCGTTTGCCAGCGCGGTGACTGCTGCTGCTGGTTGGCCGGCACCAATGCCGGTGTCGCCGAGCCCGGCGTCTCGCTGGTGATGCCGCCGCTGGTAAAGACTGTGCGCGGTGTGGTCGTCGACGGCGTGCCGACGGTGCGGCGCCGGCTCGTCAGCGCGACGAGGCCGCCGATGGCACCGAGGCCCAGGAGCCCCGAGAGAAAACTGTCGCTGCTGCTGTCGCCGCTGCTGGTGCCGGCGGGTGCGGAGGCTGGCGTCGGGGTGCCGCTCGATGCGGTTTTTGCCGGTGCCGCCTCGATCGCTCGGGTCAGCTGCACCGTCGCGGCGGTGTTGTCCTTCTGAACCTGCTGGTCGGTGGTGATGGCGCTGACGAGGTCAGGGTCGACCGCCTTGACCTCATCAGGCGGCACCAGGGGTGCCGGCTGCGCCGGCGGCAGCGCTCGCGGTGGAGAGGCCGGAAAGCCCTCGCCCAATGTCGCCCCGGTCGAACCGAATAGGCCGCTCAGCTGCTCCTTGGCGTGCTCGAGCGGGTTGGCGATGAAATCCGAAATGTCACGGCCGATCTGCGCCCAGAAGCCGACCGGCACGACGTCTTCGCCGGCGTGCACGGTGGCGAGCCCGGTCGACTCGACCGACCCGCCCTCGGCCAAAGCCGGCACGTCTGCCGGCGCCAGGTCCGCCGTAGCGCCTCCGCGGGCGCGGGCAGCGGCGACCAGCGCCGGGCCCCAGGGGTTCTTTTCCGCGGCATAGGTCGCCAGCGCCGGCCCCTGGCCGCTGTACGCGCCGAGCGCGCCGACCCAGCTGCCGTGCTGGGCGTAGAGGTCGGAAAGGTAGTGCGCCGCACCGGTAATCGAGGACTCGGCGCTGGTGACGTCGACGCCATAGCGCGCCGCGGTCGACGGAATGAATTGGGCGATGCCGCGCGCGCCGGCGCTCGACGGACCCGCCTTTGGGTTGAACCCGCTCTCGGCGCCGAGCAGGTTGTAGAGGATCGCCTCGGGAACGCCGTATTGCTGCGCGGCCGCGGCGATCTGCCCGGCGTATTTCTCGCCGCCGGGCGGCGTGCCGGCGCCCGCGCCGGGGGGAAGCGCGGGCGCCGTGCCTTCCCCGGATGACCCGGGGGCTCCGGCCGCGGATGGAGTCGCGCCGCCGGAAATCTTGGCCGCAGCCCGGGCCGCGGCGTCGCCGAGGCGGTCGACCTCGGGTGAGGTCTTGGCTAGCGCCGCGTTGAGCTTGTCGGGCCCGGTGGTCTCGGTCTTTTTGCCGGAAAAGCCCTGCTCGAGCTTGTCGATCGCCGCGCCAACACCTGACGCGTCGAGCAGTTGCTTGATCCCGCTTTCGAGGACCTTGGTCTCTTCCTGCTTGATGACCTTCTGGATCGCCTGGCCGATCGACTCGTGGCTCTCACCCGTCAGCGCGCGGGCGAGCCCCGCGGCGAGGTCCTGGTCGATCTTGTCGGCGCGCGCCTTGTCTTCAGCCGCCGCCTTTTCCTTGATGGCGGCGATCTTGTCGTCGCTCTGCTGTTCGAGCTCGGCGCGGCGGTTGGCGACCTCCTGCAGGATCTTGACCTGGCCCTGCGCGGCCTCCTCCTCGCGCGCCAGGATCTGCTCGGCCGCCCTGCGGTGCGCTTCGACGATCTGGATTTCGGCCGCGGCCGCTGCATCGGCGGTAATCTGGTTTGAGGAGCGCCGGCGCTCGACCGAGGCGATATCGGCCGCCTCGGCCTGGTCGAGGACCCGGCGCTGTGCCTCCATGCCGGAAATCGCCGCGGTGATCTTCTGCTCGGCAAAGCGCTGCTCGATCTCGACCCGCTGCTTGTCGAGCTCGTATTCCTTGGCCCGAAGATCGCCGCCGCCGCTGCGGATCTGGTCGCCGAGGTCCTTGCCCGAATATTTATCGGCGGCCGCGGCATAGCGCTCGCGCACCGCCTGCTCGGCCTCGGCCGCATTGCGCGCTGCGGCGATCTTGGCGAGCGACAGCCGCTCGATCTCAGCCTCGTTTTTGCCGGCCTTGGCGATCGAGTCGTCGAGTGCGGCCTCTTCGACTTGGAGCCAGTCGGCGACGAGCTTGATCTCGCGCGCGAGGTCTTTCTGTTGCTGCTGGGCGTTGGCCAGCGGCTCCGGCGACGGCTTGGCCGCCTCTTCCTTGGCCTTGTCGGCGGCCTTTTCCTCGTCGGTCTTTTCGGGCGGCGCCGGCGTGGCGCGCTCCGGGACCGGGTATTGCTTGGCGATCGCCGCCTTTTCCTCGGGCGGCAATTCGGGCAGCGGCGGCAGACCGGCAAACCCGCGCGACAGGTTCAAATCGGTCAGCCGTTCCTTTTCGGCCTCGCGCCGCTTTAAGAGCGCCTCGGTGCGGTCGGTCGGCTGGACGATCTGCTCGGCGATCTCGCCGGCGCGCATGCCGGCCCAGAAGTCCTGGGCGTCCTTGACCATGCGGTCGAGGATGCCGAGCGCACCCTCGAGCGGCTTGCTCAGCCCCTCGACGATCTTGATGCCGAGACCCTGGAACTCCTCGCCGATCGTGTTGATCTTGCGGGCGATCGCTTCGAGCTTTTCGGCGACCTCGCCATCGATAACCGAGCCGGTGGCGCGCGCCTCGGCCTTGAGCTTCTCCCAGCCGGCCGAGCCCTGGTCAAAGATCGGCGCCAGCTGGGCAATCCCGCGGGTCCCGTAGAGTTCGCTAAAGATCGTCTGGCGGTTGGCGCTCGGGCCCATGCGGACCCAGGCGTCGGCAGATTTGCCGATAAACCCGGGCAGGTCGTTGAGCTGCGCCTTCATGTCCTCGACGGTCAGGCCGAGGGCGCGCATCGCGATCCGGGCCTGGCTCGCCGGGTTGGTGATCGCCTCTTCGAGCTTGCGCTGGACCTGGTTGAGGTTGCGTGTGACCAGCTCGGCGTTGCCGCCGGCCAGCCCCATCGCCTGCGCCATTTCCGAGTATTGCTCGGTGCTGAGGCCGACGGCGGCGGCCATGTTCTTGGTGTGCTCGCCGAGCTCGGCAATCGCCTTGACGCCTTCAACGAGGCGCTCGACGCCAAAGCCGATGCCAAAGGCACCGGCGAGTTCCTGCACGCCCTTGGTCAGCTCGCCGAATTTGGCGCCGAGGCCTTCGACCTCGGCCTTGTGGCCGCGCAATTCGTTGCGAAAGCCGGCGGCCGCACCCTGGGCGCGCGCCAGCTGCCCCGAGACGCGTTCGAGCTGCTGCTGCAGCTGCGGGTCGGCACCGGCGGTGCGCAGCTGGTCGGCGAGCTTTCTGACCTCGGCCGCATAGGCGCGCACATCGGCCTGCGCCTGGGCGAGCTTCGCCGTCAGCGCAGTCGTGTCGACGCCGATCTGCAGGGTGAGTGAGTCAGCCATTTAACGATAAATTCGCTTGCCTTTAACCAAACTGCCGGCGTTGAAATGCGGGGCCCTCGCTGGCGCGCGGGCGGCCGAGCGAGGTGCTTGCCACACCCCGCCCAGCCCAACTCCAAGCACAGGTGCATCTATGCTCAGAGCCAAAATCAAATCTGCCCTACTGGTGCCGATTGCCGCAACCGCGCTGGCCGCCGCCGTCGGCGGGTGTGCGCCACAGCCCTATGACGTGTGGGCGGATCCTGAGATCATCCAGATCAACGAGCGCTACGCCGCCTACGCCGCCAAGAAGGTCGCCATCCAAGACCAATGGCTCGCGGGTTACCGCGGCTGCGTCGCGCAGCTTGAATCGCTGCAAATCGGCGACCCGGTCACCGCAACCGAAGGGTTGTCGTGCAGGCCGGACAAGATAAACATCACCGAAACAGGCGGCGGCAGGGTCTCCCAATGGGTCTACGACGGCGTTGGCTATCTCTACTTCAGAGACGGCTCACTCGAAGGTCGCCAGATCGTCGCCTTTGAGCCGCTCAGCGATTAGCCGCCGTGCCGGCACCCTTTGACACGCTAAAGCTGGCCCGCCAATTCGAGGCCGCCGGGTTCGAAACCAAGCAAGCCGGCGACATGGCTGCCGCGCTCGCCGACGCCATGTCGGGTGCCAATCTCGCGACCAAGCAGGACCTGGAGCTTCTAAGAGCAGCCCTGGAAGCCAGGATCGACCGCATCGTTGTCCGGCTCGGCAGCCTCATAGTGGTCATCGCCGGGCTGCTCTTCGCGGCCCTGCATTACTGGCCGCCACACTGATGGCGGCACCCTTTGACACGCTGAAGCTGGCGCGCCAATTCGAGGCCGCCGGGTTCGAAGCCAAGCAGGCCGGCGACATGGCGGCGGCGATCGCCGACGCTATGGCCGGTGCGGATCTGGTGGCAACGAAAAATGACCTGGCGATCGCCGTTCGCGACCTCAAAATCTGGACCGGATCAATCGTCGCAGCGGCGGTGGCGATCCTGGTCGCGGTCCAGCATCTCTGGCCGCCGCACTGAGAGGGATAGCGGCCCAAATGAGTGACCCGCGCCAGCAAGCCGAGCTCCAGCGCATGCTGGAAGAAACCCGCAAATTTGTCGCCGAGGCACACAAGCTCGAAGCGGAGCGGCGCAAGCTCGACCGCGACCGTTGGCTGGCACCGATTATCGGCGTCGGCGCCGGCATCGGTTCGCTGATCGGCGCCGCCTCAGTGGTCTACCGTCTGCTGCACGGCTAGCCGCCATTGCCGGACGTTAATCGAGGCCAAGAGGCCAGCCGTCGGCGTCGCAGCCGCGCCGCGGCATGCCGCCGCGCCGCCTGGCACCCGAGGCGAGCTCCTTGATCTGGCGGTCGTGCGGGCCGCACAGCGAGCGCAGATTGTCGAGCAGGTCGGCGTCGGTGGCGTAGGGCACACGCGGGCGTGTGGTAATGTGGTCGACCACGTCGGCGGGGGCGGTGCAGCCGGGCGCGGTGCAATGCCCGCGGTCGCGCATCAGTGCCGCACGGCGCAGCGCGCGCCAGTGCCGGGTGTCGTAGTAGCTGGTCATCGTGCCGGAAAGCGCTCGCGCAGCTCGTCGTCGATCTTACGCATCTGGCGCGGGCGCACCGGCGCAAAGGGCTGCGGGTCGTCGAGCAACGACCAGTCGAGCGGGGGAGCGGCCGGCGTGCCGTCGGCCGCGGGCGGCGGGGTGTAGCGGGGAGGGATTTGCAGATAGGCACGGGCCAGCTGGTCGACCCGGGGATGGTCGCCCCAATAGCGCTGCAGAGCGTAATACATCGGCAGGGTGCCGCGCTGCCAGATCGCCTGCGGGTCGCCGCCCATGATGCCGGCGGCGGCGAGCTCGGCTACGAGGTAGCCGAAATCGCCTCTGGCGAGGGGCCCGTCATCGGGTGGTCCGCCGGAGTCGAGCCCTCCTCCTCCGGCCGGGGCGGGTTTTTTGAGATCAGCCCAGAGGCGATGCAAAGCTGGCGCACGGCGGCGATAACCCCCGGGCGCTCGTCGACCTCGACCGGCTCGCCGCTGTCGGGGTCAAAGCGCTGCACCCGGACCCGCTTTTTGAGCTCCGGCAGAGAGAGATCGGGCCGGGTTTCGAGCAGCACCTGGGCGAGGAACGCCAGGCTGCGCGCCACCCGGGCGACATGGTCGGGCGCATCGTCGAGCGCCTGCAATGCCGGCCAGGCGCGCTCCAATGTGGTGAAATTCATGATCGCCGGCAGGACGATGTCCTCGCCGCCGATGCGTACTTTCGGCAGATCCACAATCACCCCCTTGAATGGATCCCCGGGTCGGCTCGCAACCGAGCCGCCCGGGGACTGCGGTTAGGAAATATCCGTCGAGCAGTAGCCCAAATTGCCGCTCGGGTCGGCGCTCGCGATAATGTCAAATTCGTTGATGATGAAATCGTCGAGCCGGGTCGGGACCATGAACCGGTCGGCAATGCAGCGGTTGAATTCCCAGGTCTGCTGCCGGCCGTCATAGGGCTGGTTCAGCACGACGCTGAAAAACGGCTGGCTACCCATCTGCGGGTTGCCAAACGCGGTCCGCTGGCCCTGTGCGGCGGTATAGGTATAGCTGATCAGCGCGGTGCCGGTCTGCCCGGCATTGAACGTATAGGTGCCGGCGCTGACAGAGTACTGGCCCACCGCCGGGCTCGAGGCAACCGCCAGCAATGGGTTGCCGGTGGTCAGGTCGGTGACACCCTCATCGGCGCGGAAGAGACTGGAATTGGTCACCGCGACCGAGGTCGCATAGGTGTGCGATTCCGAGTCGACAAACAACGTTTCGCTGCCTGACGTCACGGTGCCGCCAAACATGAATTTATTGTAAAGCAGACCCCGAATGCCGGCGAATTTCGCCTTGATGGTCACCTGGGTCTTGCCCTGCGCCAGTGCGAAGGCATAGCGGTTCTGGCCAAACAGCGACTTGGTCTCCGGCCGGTACTCGATCGAGGCGTCCTGCAGGATGCCAAAGCGGATCGGGACAATGTCGTTGACCGCGGTCGCCACCATGATGCCGGCGGCAAAGCCGATCTGTTGCGAATAAGCGGAAGCCATTAAATGGGCGCTCCATCTCTAGGGAATGCCGCGTCGTCACGACGCTGCGTGATGCCGTTGCCCAAGCGGCGCCTGGGGCAAACCGAGTCGAAAACGAGGTCTTCTAGCCGCGGTTGGGGCCGCCGGTCGGGCTCACACCGGGCACTAAAATCTTGACCGGCAGCACGGCGATCGCCGAGCCGCCGAGATCGCCCGGGTAGAGTGCAGCCTTGCCGTCGAGCCAGCAATGCGTGACCAGCGCCGGCACGCCCAGGGTCTGGGTTTCCGTGGCACCCTGGGGCTCGATCAGCTCGGCGACGGCATCGATCAGGTAATTGAGTGCTATCTCCGGGGCGACATCGACATCGTCGCCGC